CTACAACAAGTACTTTAGTGACGCTACATTACATCGTGGTGATGATGGACTAGAAGATGTCCAGATAATCAATTCTGTTGATGTCAATAAACAGAAAGCGCAAGCTCGTATAGAAACTTTAGCAAATAGCGTTGCTGGTTTGAAGCGTGATTTTAATTCACGGCAAAACCAGTGGACAAGAGATGGTGTCATTAAGGCTATTGGTGGTATCCGCAAAGATGGAACTATTATTATTAAAACCAAGAAGGCTGGTCGTAACGCTGATGTTGGTTATACATACATGTCGTTCGATCAAGTGCAAAAGGAGCTTAGCCGAGAGAATAGAGCATTGCTGGCTGTCCTTGACGACTTGTATACACGCACAAAGTTAAGTCGAACTACTAGTAATTCATCACCACTACCGACATCGGAGTCTGGGGAGAATTTCCCAACACAAGTCAATATAGCGACTGGCGAATTAGTAAACGGACGTTTGATTGCATCCTCTGGATTAACCATGCCAATAGGTATCTATCAGTTAATTGATGGATCTGTTGTATTCGGCCCAACGCCAGAAGGTGGCGCAGAGGTATTACCTGTACTAAACGAATCGTCTGCATCGTCTACACCGGAACTGTTTACTAGTTCTGTTATTAAAAGCGCAAATGACTTTATTGAAAATGGCGCAGGATATATTGAAGCTGACATTTATGGTACTGGCGTTCCTTCTAAGTTAGAGATTACACCAGACTTAGGCGACGTATTCAGAGCTATTCTTGACATGGAGATACCAGATAGTCAAAAGGCTGAGATGTTAGTGCAACGTGTTGTCGCTGACATGTCTGGCGAGATGATGTCTGGGAATAAGGCATTGCGTTATGATGCCGAAAACAACAAGTTTGTCGCAGACGTTACTCTTAAACCCGGTGATCGAGTTGTATTCCGCACGGCTGATGCTGGTCTACGTGATGTGTCTGAAGGTGTAGTTGTCGAAGCAGACAATGGTGTTGCAACTGTTAAACTTAAAGACGATCCGCTTGGACCAGCGTATACATTATCTGCTGACAGATTTGCGTTATCTGAGAGTTATCAACCAGAAGATGTATTGCAAGCAAAATCACCAACAGAAACAACAGGTGAATTTGCTAGGCCAGCTGCTATTACTAGTGCAGACGAAGCTGCAATTGCACAGTATTTAGCATATACAGCTAACGTTGACGTTGGAACACAGATTGCGTCTTCAAAACCAGAAGACTTATTTACCAATATACGTGAAGCCATTGTCAATACAAGAGCAACTCCGGCTGGTATACAGCGTGGTCTTCTTGAGTGGGCAATGCGTAACAATGTTGAGGATGTACAGGACGCAATTGCTCAAGTAATTTCAGATCTCTCCGCACCGGGTAAAGAGGTTGATATTGCCACATTTAGCAAGGCAATGTCTGTGTATTCTGATGAAGCATTCAATGAATTGCTTTACAGGATTATGAGTGTCCATCAGTCTATTGACCCTAAATTTGGTACGTTGTTCGCTGCTGGTGACAGACTTCCACAATTTGGAACAATAGCAAAACGGACGGAAGCATTACAAATTGCCCGTCGAATGAACTTGTTAATGCTTAATGCTGGTCAACGTACAGATGCAGATATTTTCAAGAGGGCGTTGACAAGTCTTGGTCTTGATCCAAAAACTGTTGAGTCAAACAAGGTCATTAATCTAGCTAAGCAACTGCGTGGTATTGCACCTCACGTGTTTTATTACATACAGGATAAGTGGCACGTGGATAAGTTATCTGCAGCCAGCCATGCATCACAAGCTACGTTGGGCCGTGCTGTTGCTGCAGTAGGAATGCCAGATATTGTCGCTCAAATTAAAGCTGACAGATTTATTCCTGATAGCGCAGCTGAATTCTGGCAGTCTAAGGATAAGTTTGACAAAGCTGTTCGTGATGTAAGAGGCCTCTTAAAAGAGACTCGCACTGAGACTTTCCGTGATGGTGACACGGAACGTTACGAAATGCGCGACATCGTGTATGCACGTTTACGCACACTTGGACTTGAGTTTTTGTATCACATGGCATCTGATGCTACATCAGCAACGACACGCCGATTGATTCAGAATAATCCACAAGCTGCTTCTGAATGGCATAGAGCATCTGTGTCCTATATGTACGATACGTACTTGCCAGATGTAGCAATTGAAACAATTAACGCTAAGATTCTGTCTGGTCAGTTCATGGTAGATGGGGCTGGAACTACAGATCAAACGAATAACATCTCATTTGCTCCAGAGATTCGCGGTATGTATCAGCAAATTGTAGATGGTATTGCTGGTGATATCCGAATACCAGAGGCACAGCGTCAAGCTGCTATTGATAAAGTCAACACAATTAACGAGTTACTTGACTCCCTTAGTGACAATGAACTTGAATTGCTGAGGGCATACGATAAAGATGGTAAGCGACAGTTGCGCTTGTTTAGTGACATTGAAGTCAATGGAGAGATCAAGAAAGATCAACCAGCTAATTTACGTGTTGCTAGTGCAGATCAAGCATATAGAGAATCTACCGCACGAGCTGCACGTGAATCAGGCATGTCAATGTCAGAGGCGCAAATACGTGCGCACGAAGTATACGTGCAGGTTTTTAAAAATAACGCACGTAAAATATTTACGACCAACACAGATTTACGATCAATTGTTTTATCTATTGAGTCAGACCCTAGATTTACAAGCATCAGGGAGCGTATTGATGATTTAAGTAAGGACCGTAGATTAAACGCAGATAAAATCACGGCGTTATATGATGAACTCGACACGTTTGTCATTGATACATTTAATAGTCGAATAGCGTCAGTTAGAGATACGCTTGGAATAATAAAAGAAATACAACCACCAGTTAAGCGTCCAGCTGATGTTGATGAAACAGAGCAGATTTCAGCGGCGTTTATGACAGGTAATGAGTCAGATACTTCATTTAGATATGAGGTTGAAGATGATGGCTCTTATTCTGTATATGACAATTCAGATTTAAATGTTGCAGTAACATCTGTGTTTGATGTCTTAAATGACTTGCAAAGTGCAATCAGTCGAAGAGATCAAGTAAGTACTACAACATCGCTTGATGCAATGTCTGCTGATACAGAACCAGTAATGAGTAGTGTCACAGATGTATCAGGCACAGACATACCTCTTATTGAAGATCGAATAAAATCATTAACGTCGCAAATTGCGTCGGCTACACCAGAAGAAGCTACGTCTCTACAAAGGCAATTAAATGCTGAGCAAGCTAGACTTGCGCAAGAACGTAGGACATTAGAGAATACGGGCACAAGAAATAATCGTAGGTTCATGTATGAAAATTACGATTATGCTATTAACCGAGTGATCCAATTATTAGGTGATGTGTCATCTGATCAAATCGGCATGGATGTAATGCTGTCTGTTTATGGAAAGTTTACATCGTTACTCCCATCAAATTCCGAGATTAGTAACAGCATCAAGAATGACTTGACAGTTACATATGCTGCGCAAAATATCATGCTAGAAGACAGTGTCAGGCGATTGCGAGTTTCTGGCACAACGTCCGATGTGATAGCACGTGCTTCATTATCTGATGTCATACGTTTACAAGCAGGTGATTTGCGACCAGAAGTATTTGCTAATCAATATGGCATTAGTCAAAACGTAGCTGAGTTAATTGCAAAGGTAGATGCGTACAACAAGGTTGAAGATACAGAACCAACTATTGTAAATGATGGAGATATGACATTTGGGAACATTGACCAAGTTCCAGATGATATGCGAGCATTTGTCTCTACTTCACCAGATATTGTTCAGGAGCTTGTAAAGTCACAAGGGCCAAACGCTTTTGATGGAATGATTGAATCTCCTGATGATCAGATCGTTGCTTATAGTGCTCAAAACTTTGAGGGCATGCGCATCTTGATGCGCAGTATGTTGGCAAAGGCATTTAGTGACGCTGATGCGCAACACGCAACAGAAGTACTAAGTCGTTCAGGAGACACTGTAACTAAATTAGTCAATGACACATACGTGTCGCCAATGTATATTGCCGATAAGTTAGAGGCAGTTGGTGGAAAGTTCTTGGACTTATCCATCGATGATGATGTCGCTGGATTAATAGACGGAATCATAAAGAGTACTACTACCAGATACACGGCAACAAGTAAGAATAACCCAGCTTATGAAGCACTAAGGGTTGCAGCAGATTTACTGAAGAATATGCCTGACATACGTGGTTATCCGGGAAGTAAAGTATCTGAGTACTATGATGTTTGGGCAAACAGAGCAGTTGAAAGATTAAACCTTATAAATGGAGAATCGCCAGATGACGCAATGAAGATTGTGCAAGGGATTCTAAAGGACATTAATCCAGATACAAATGCGCGTGTTCGTAATTCGACAACTAAACTGGCTGATATAGGGGCAAGGCCTGTTATTTCTACTAGTGCTGACCCTGCATTTACTGCACGACGTATACTCGCATCTTTAAAACAAGCTGGAATCCCACTACGTCTTTCATCTGAAAGTTCATTTGCTAGTGTAGATTATGCAAGTTTAAAAGAAGCACATTCCAAAATCAACTTAGGTTATGTCCCTCATGTCATAACGCAGATATCACCAGAGATGGCTGGCCGGTTAAGTACCCTGTACTCAGGAGTGATTGATGGAATACCTGCTACGCCAGATAACGCAAGTACCATCGAGACTCTAACCAGTATTAAGGATGCATACACAAAGCATGCTGAAACTGGTGGTGACGTTATTGCTATTAGACAAAAGGTGTCTAAGGCTAATGAAGCAGCTGCAATGGAAGAGTATGCTGACAACTTAGCAGCAATGTATGACATTAATGCTTTGAGTTATGCACGTGAACAACTAGCAATAAAGTTAAGTGCTAATCATTCACGTGAGTTTAAGGATGAGGTTGCCGAGGCATTAAGAATAACTGGTGTTTCTAACTCCGCATTAAATGACTTCTTACAACCACAAGTTAATGTAAACCTATTCTTAACTGGAGCAAGTGTGACCCCAGAACAGAAGAATTATGCATTGACGTACCTAACTGCAAAATACAAGAAAGACTATTACACCAAACACAATAAGGTTTTGATCACCAATCAGGATTTGCTTGATGAAGTTGGAGCGACTGCTCGACGTGTAACTGCTGATAAGCGTGATGTGTTTGGATTTACTCAATCGTTGGCTCATAACCAAGGACGTGCTATTAAGTCATTGATCTACATTGGTAGTAAGAAAAACAGCCCATACCGTACGGCTCTTACACTTACACACGAGATGTTCCATCCGTTGTTTACAGGTATGGCTGATAGCACACAAATTGAATTCTTGGATTCATTGGTGTCTGGTTCATCTCTGATGGATCAAACAATGACTGATGAGTTAGGTCGCCTAGCTAGAACTATTTCAACAACAGAAAGAGTGTCTGTTGCAGAACGCGTTGAGGCAGGTAAGCCATCAGTACAAAAACAAATTGATCGCTTTAATAATCCTGAGATGGCACTGGCTCTCCAGATTAAAGTTGCTCGTGAAGCTTTAACATCTGGTCGAGCCAATACATTAGAAGATGCATTAAAGCCATTATCTGGTGTGACGTTCCGTGGTGAGGATTTAGGTCAAGGTTGGATCAGTCATGGTCACGAAAAATTCGTGACTGGTATGTTGAATTTCATTACTGATTACACTGTCGTCCAAAGCCGTAATGCAGCTGCATCTATTGATAGTGCAACGTTGTCTGTATTCCAGCAAATGCGTTCAACACTACGCTACGTTATGCGTCAGATCCATAACCAGCATCCACTAGATGTTATTTATGACGAGAAAGGTTCTCCGCATGCAGCTTGGTATATGCCAGTTCCAATGCAGAAGTACACGCTTCCACAAACACACCTAAACCAAGACTACATTTTTGGTCGTGTTGATGCTCCACGTGGGCCGTTTTACAGAGAGTTAAATTTCGCTCAGATGCAAAAGGGCAACTTCTTGCGTATCTCTGTACCAACTCGTGACACGATGCAATCAGAAGTTGTTAGCCCCGTGCAGATGATGCGTTCAATTAAAAGTGTTCAAGCATCTGATATTGAATTTGGTGGTAGCCCATACATGTTTGGTTTCCAACATACTGTTGGAGATCAATCTATCCATCTACCATTCTCTGATCCAACGTTGCGTAGATACCTACTAGAGAATCCGGGGTTAATTCAAACTGTACAAGTTAACCCATTTAAGAATAGATACAACACACGTATTATCAGTCCGCAAAGTATGCCTACTAAGGAATACACTGGCCGTGTTGTAGATATGATTGCAAAAACTACAACTCAATCTCCATCACAAGCTAGACTGACTGGTTACGAGCCAGCATATTACGACGGAGTTAATACGTGGGTTCGTGGTGAAACAGACAATGATGGCTGGTTCGTGCCACGTTTGCGAGCTAATACAGAAGATCCAAAAGCATATCGTTATGCCATTGCGGGTCAACATGAATACGCATATGTAGTTGAAGCACCAGCAGTTATTACTGTTGGAGACAGGGAATTTAGATCACAGGTTAGATTCTTAGTTGGCGAAAAAGCATTTGCGGAACAAAACAAGAGCACATATGACCCAATTCTGGTTGGTTATACACAGGAGTTTGATCCTAAATTCTCTGCTTTGATTTACGATACCCATCGAAAAATAAACACAGTTCTGTATGACGCTGTAGGTAATGTTAGATGGAAAAAGCAATTAGATTTAGAAAAACGATTGTTGTCAAACAATGCAAGTAGTTTTACGTTGCGCACATCAGTTCCATTAGGTGAATCACTTGATCGTTATTTTGCAAGCCCTGAGTATAAGGCTGTGTCTGCTACACGTATGTCGATGCAGCCACAGATTATTGACGGCGCAAATCAATTTGATGCACTACTAGATCAAATTGTCAGCAATAGATACTCGGTTAAGCTTGATGATGGAACAGTCGTTCCAACTGAAGCAGGTGAAGCGTTTGTATCAAGACTTGATAATGCAATCAGTACGGTCTTATCGCCATATATTGCAGACAACGGCTTATTTAGACATGACCGTAATCAGGCTGTACAAACTAATAGTTGGATTATTCAACAAGGTAGTCCTGAACAGGAGGCTATGTTCTCAGTATTCCAAGCAATGCTTGGTGGATCAGATGATTTAAATGTACTTAGGACTAAGTTAATTAATGCCTATTCAGAGGTTAATACACGCGGAAGCATTCGTGCTGATAGACGTGAGCGTCTTGACAGCATAATGTCAAAGTATGACATCCCGACAACTGTAACCTTACAGGATGGACGTGAGTTTCAGACTACAGATCTAGTACACAACCTGTTACGTAATGAGAAATTAGCAATCAACAATGTTGACGCGATGGACATTGCTACTCGTGCGACTAACTTCTACGACAATGTTATTGGTCCAATACTTGAGACTGGTGAGTTGAAGTCAGACTTGGATTTACAACAATCAAAGCCTATGACTAGTGCATATGTGTTAGACACGCTGATGAATGTCGTGTATGGGAATTCTGTAGCAGGTAAGGCAAACTTCTTAGATAGGTTATCTTCATCTACGAATCCAGATGATTACGGCGATGTAGACAACGACCCAGAAGCAGCAACGAATTATCAAAATGCTATGCATGCACGTAACAGTGCTTATTCCGAATTTATGTCTGTAGCCCATGCACTTGATGCTCAGAGTCGTGAGATTGGACGAGCATTATACGCATGGAAGGACTGGTCACTAGTAGGCGAGAAGTCATTCCCAACAAATGATGCTGTTATCATTCGTGATAAAGAAGGTGCTCTTTACAGAATTAATTTGAATAACCCTGAAAACTTTGTCGAAAGTGCTGCGTATGATTTTGGGAGAGATCAGATTATTGATCATTCACCATTTAGCAGGACAATGGCATTGTATAACCCTGAGCATACACCTGTTCGCATGAGAGCTGATGATATGCAAAGGAATGCATTTACAAGGGAAATCGGCGATGTATTCCTTACGTCTCGTGAATACAATGAATTAATCACATCATCGACGGACAGTATTGATATTATTCGTCCATTTGGTGTTGACAATAATCAAACACAACCGGGGTTAAACTTCTTCCGTGTATCAAGGAAGCCAATAGCAGAGGGTGGGCGTAGATCGTATGCGTATGACCCTAGTGAAGAAGTTACACTTGTACCTCTAAAGCACGGTTATAAGTCTCAATACACCAAGGATGATGGTGAGATTGTAAACAATCAACGTTTACAAACACAAGCGATTAATCACTTGATGCGTTTAGCATTTGCTAATAATCCTGATGCAGATCCAAATGCAATACGTAATGCTACTAATACTGCAATCATTCCACGTGAGGTTATGATAGCCAAGTTGTTAGTTGCACGTGCGTTAATCAACGGTGATACATCTATTCCTTCTACATGGAAAAAGTCAAACGCACAGAAGAGTGCATCATACATGCGGTTGTCTGGGCCACAGAATGAGGCATATGTTGATAGCGCGTTGTCATCTACTGATGTCTATCACAACCGCAAGCGTACATGGCTTAGTGATGGATATGACCACGAACCAGACTTAGAGGGCATGTCGGAAACTGAGAGAGCATACTTTGATCTACCGCTAACTTTAAGTCCGGAGGACATGAAGAATCCAGACCTAGTTAAGCAGTATAAGGAAACTCAGTTTAACTGGGCTTTGCAAAGAGCTTATGCAGTACCACCACCAAAAAGTGTTGTGGTAAAGCGTGAGGCAAATCCGAATATGCAACACGTTGAAATGGCTGTGAAGAACGACAGTATCTACATCACTATTCCAGATAGTGATTATGATTACACTGTACGAACTATGTTTAGTGCAGATGGACCAACGGGGCCAAGTACGCCAGTAGAAGCATTAAAAAATCTACCTGCTGGTGCAGCTCATACATTAATGAATGGGCCAGTCATGTTTAGTAAACGTGGTGGCGGTTTTATTCTTGGTGGCTACCATGAGGTTACAAGTCTAATGAAAGCAGCAGTTTTATCTGTTGACTTTGCTAGGCCAATGTTGCAGAACTTTAGGTTAACAGCTTTAAATCCTAAGAACTTTGCTGCACAGTTCTGGGGTCTGTCTGCATTGCTTCCAAATTTATGGTGGTTTTCAGGTGGACGAGCTAGGCCAATGAGTAAGGCTGGCCAACTTGCTGCTATGTCATTTGCACATAGACCAGACCTTGCATGGGGAGATAAGCAGTATCACGCCAAGATGTATAACTACCTTACTAAGTATGGTACTGCTGGTAATAGATTGAACTATGGAATCATTCCGGGTACAGCATCACGTGAAGTGAAGCAGGATTATGACTTCAATGACTTAGCGCAGTATGGATTAAAGACAACCTACGGAGATTGGTTTGACTCATACAATCAGCGTAAGTTGTTAGATCCATCTTTGTTACCTGAAGATGTTTCTATTCAGCCAACGCAAGCAGAAAACATTGGAGATGGACTTCTTGCTCGTAGAATACTGCCATTCGTAAACCAATTTGAACGTGGTGGTGCATTATCTACTGACATCTTACGAGTCAAGTCATTCTTGGAATTTGCTACATATATTGATAACAACACAATTATGAAGCCATTCCAGAAAGCTCAAGCCAAACGTGATTACGCAACATTCATCAATGTTGTAACTGGTAATCCTTCTGGCACTAACTGGTTAATGAGTGACGCACAGCGGTCATTTAATAGCCACGCGCGTACACTGTACACGTCACCAAACTGGTTTGATTCACAGATGATGCAGTGGTACGCACCAGCTGCTGTTAAGAAACTAATGGCAGATGGAATCAATGTTGTTAGTAGAACAGCGACACGTGGACTTGATCCATTCCATGTTGGTTGGGATATTGCAGATGCATCTGCTGAAGAAAAATGGTTCAGCTCATTACGCACTAAGGAAGTATTACAACAACACATCTTAACTGGTGCAAGTGCTCTTGGTGCAACTGCAATGTTAGGCACAGCATTCCAAGCGTTGGGTATGTATATGGATAAGCGTAGGTTACATGAATACATGGAGCATGAACCTATTGACTTTATGGATTGGCGACGCATCATGCGTCCTGTATACAACTCTGAGGGTAAACGAATTGATGACATTCTGTCATTTGATAACAAGCAATGGTGGAACCCTATCGATTCTAAAAACAATTATGGTGTTGTCCGTGCTGGTAACACATTAGAGTTTGCGTTACCACAGACAGCAACAGTTATTAAGCGGACATTCGTAAGTCCGTTAATTGCTGCAGCTAATGAGCCAAGTTTGAGCGCACCAGATAAGGCTGCAAAGTTCGCAAGAGAAATGTGGCAAGCTAACTTTGCAAATCGATTAGGTCCTCAAATTCAGTTGATGAAGCAAATGGCTTACGGGCGAACGTTTACTGATTTACCGGCGTATCAAAAGGATGTTGGTTTAAGGCAGTTCCGTACATTAGTACAACGGCGTGATGCTTTATACGATGAAAAACGCATTGCCGAAAACGAGAACAACGGGAAAGAGTTACGCAGAATTAATGCAGAACTAAAAAACATAGATGTTGTCTTTAAAAAGATTGGTTTGTTTGACAGCCAGCCAACTGCATGGGCAATGCATTTATTAAATAAAGCACCAAATGGATTGTCTCGATCATTTATATCGCTGACACAAAACCTACAGGTTCAAAATGCATTGCGGGACTTAGAAGCAATGGCGTGGGCTGAATACACTTTGCGCAACACAGGTAAGAGCGCAAGTGGTGATTATAGTATGTATGCTATTCCAGCTTTTATTCGCCCATTTGGACAGGACGTTAAGTTTAACGACTACTTCTTAATGGATGAATTGCAAAAAGGAAAGATGGGTACTATGTCTGGCAAGGCATATAACTACATCGCTCGTACTAAGAAATACACTTATCCTAACGCAAGCAACATGATTGCTAATCATGGATGGATGTCATTGATTGAAGGTATTCCTGAAAGTGGTGGATATAGCACAAGTAATCCAGCATTTAATATTACAGAGCCAATGATGGGATTCCCTGATGCTGCAGTTGTTCAAGAGAGTGGAGTTAATCAAGGCGTTATGACTGAAGAGATTAAAAAGCGTATGCCTCCGGCCAAGATTAACCTACCGGGTGATCTTACTACAGGAAAGATATTAGGAAGATAATGAAGCAATTTGTTGAGATTGCTCAGAAGTACATAGGGGTTTCTGAGCAACCCGTAGGAAGTAACTGTGGTCCATTAATTGACCGATGGAACACACTCGTTAATGCACCGATAGGTAGTTTTTGGTGTGCGTCATTTGTAAGTGGTGTTGCAGCTGAGTGGGAAAATAAAAGTGGATTGGATTGGCCATTGTGTTTCAGCGCAGACTGCGATGTCTGGTTAGCTGTTGCTAAGAAACATGGGGTATTACATACAACTCCAATGGCTGGTGATTTAGTTATCTTAGTAAAGACATTAAAGAATGGGCGACAAGATGCATTTCACATTGGAATTGTTGAGGGAAGAGATGAAGATGGTATATGGAAATCCATTGAAGGTAACAGCAATAATGATGGTAGCCGTAATGGATATGAAGTAGCCCACCGATCTTTATATGGAAATCGCAACAAGGATATCGTTCGATTCATTAGACCTTGGTCATTGATACAAACTGGGCAGGATTGGAAAATTGTATATGGAGACAACCACATTGTTGCCTTATTGCAGAACGGAAAGACTTACGCGCCTGTGCGTGACTTTGTTCGGCTTGTCGCTGGGGACAATGTTGTATTGGCTTGGGAAGATGGGCCAGTGCTCAATGGTGAACCACTGGCCGTTCAATGTATTCTACGAGATGGTAAATCGTATGCAGCAATCAGAGATCTTGCTCGTAGTTTTAATCTTGATTGCATCGTCAATAGTGACCAAAAGAAAGTCTATCTAAAGAAGACTGTCTAACCCATAGTCAGTAAACTTAGCAAACCGGGGTTGGAACTCTAGTAGTGACACCCCGGTTCTGCCATTTCTGTTCTTAGCTGTAATGACCTCTGCCTTGTCTGACTGTTCCTCATACTCACTATCTTGTTTCTTCTCATAGTAGCCAGCACGATAGATGAACTGAATTACGTCTGCGTCTGATTCAATATCACCAGACTCTCTGAGATCAGACATCATCGGTCGCTTGTCTTGTCGTTGCTCTACAGCACGAGACAAACTAGATAATGCAATGACAGGACATCCAAACTCACGTGCAATATCTTTCAGTCCACGGCTAATAACGCCGATGTCCCTAGTTCTATTCTCAGACTTATAGGAACTAGGCATTGCAATCATCTGTAGGTAATCAACAACCACCAAGCCAACATGAAAAGATTTTTGTGTGGCTCTAATGGCATCTCTAATTCCTCCAATGGTGACAGTTTTATCTGCGACAATCCTAACATGAAGTGACTTAGCCTCTCTGGCTACGTTGTGTAGCTGATCTTTCTGATAGTTATTCAGTTTCTTAGTCTGTATAACTTGACTATCCACTTCACTGTAGATTGACAACATACGTGCAGTGACCATGTCCTTTGACATCTCTGCACTAACAATAAGCACTCCGGTCTTTTCCTCTAAGCCTCTCATGAACTTAGCTGCATTCCATGCATATTGCAATCCAAGACTAGACTTACCCATTGACGGCCTACCACCAAGTATTATTAGTTCTCCATTACGCCATCCTCCTGTGATTACATCTATGTCGTTGTAGCCAGATCCTATTGAAAAGTCTAGCTTGTCCTCATCCCTAAGTATAGCCTCGTTAGTTGTGTCCCATATTAATTTAGATAAATCATCAGTATCGTTTCCGGAATTGATAAACGTAACAGAGTTATTTAAATCCTTTACGATTGTCTCAACATCATCATCACCTATAGATGCTCGCTTACTTGCAAACTCAGAAGCAAAGATGACTTCTCTACGTCTGTGGTAATCAGTTACTAGCTTTGCATAACTCTCATAATTTGATGTAGTCGGAAGTAACTCTGCACACTGCATGATGTACGCTAAGCCACCAGCTGGCTCTAATGCATTACGCTTTGTCAGTTCTTCATTGACAGTTACGATATCGATGTCCTGACCTGCTTTATCAATTGCGACATATGATTCCCAAATCAGGCTGTGTGACACACGATAGAACATTGACTTATCTATTGCTGTCAGTGATCTAAGTAAACGATTGCCACCTAAAAGCACAGATGCTATGAGTGATTGCTCACTCATAACATCCGATGGAACTTCTATGTTAAAGCCAAGGCTTTTATTCGGCGCGTTGCTCATCCATGTACTCCGTTATCCTTACTATCAATACATCATTGATTACATCTTGTAATTGTTGACCTTTAACAGGTGGCTCTACACGCCATGCCTTCATGCCTCCAGTTTTAGCAACGACCAACTGTATGGTTGGATGCATCTTACTAAATGGAGTGCCAAGGCGTATAGCGTCTGAAATTTCATGTGCAACTGACTGTGGTGCATAATCTCCGTACTTTTCAATTGCAATGGCAAGTAACACCTCAGAAGGTGTTGGTCGAAACTTAGCACGTGTAAGAATGCGTCGTAATCCATAAACAATATCGGCATCATTACACCCAGTTATCGCTACACGATACACAGTCTGGCTTGTCTCGTTCCATTGAATTGAACTTGGCAGTTGCGAAAGTACTGCCAATAACTTATCTGTTGCTGTCATTTAAACCACTCCTCTACTGTTGTATTCACATTGCTTACAGTTTGTTTTGGCTTAGCATGTGTGTCCCAGTGTCTCCATAATGAGCGAACCGTAATCATATCTTGGTTTTGATACCACTTACCCAATAAAACCTTGACTCGCTCTGTCACGTCATCAGGTGTTACGCCAGCTTTGTGCATCTGCCATATAGTCAAGCGGACATCTTTCCACTCCTTGTCAGTAATAGGTGCTTCAGTAGTAAAGCCAGTTACGACTTGCTTGAATGTCTTGTACAGTGGATATGCTGGATCCTCCTCCTTAGCTTTCTCTGTTTTAGTTGAACCAGCAGTTACAACGGTGATGTCACCGGCGTGGTCAATCGTGTCAGGAAACAGTTTGTATCCATTGCTTGTTGTTCTCCCATTAGGAGAAGTTCTAGGATTAACTGCCAGAATACGCTTGTCGTTTATTCTCATACCTGTCAAATAATGCAATGCATTCTTAACAGTAGACTCTGATAAGCCGGTGCATTCAACAAGTCGTTTAACACTTGGCCAACAGTATCCGTTGTTGTCTACGTGCATGACTAGTGCCATAAATACTACAAATCCAGATGGTGTAAATGTTTTGATGTGGTCAACTAGTACTCGATCTAGTTGCACAAACCCAGACGAACGCTCACCTGACAAGCCAATAGACTTGCCATTAAATACAGTAATCATGCCTTACCTCTAATTGTTATATGGACATTCAGCGCAGTACCTCTGCACTGATTCTGTTTTTGTTTCTATTGCTTCACATAATGCATTGAGTCCATCCTTATATGAACTGATCATTTCCAATGCTTTATTTGCATCATCTACAGACCAGCCTTCCGGAATGGTAATTTGTTTTAGTGGCTTTTTTTCTTCAGCGTCTTCACCTTTCAATTCTTTTTCAAACTCAGTAACTGAAACACCTCTTGCTTTTGCTGACTCTAGTAATTGTTTTTGTTGTTCTGTACCGACATGGGCAACAAGCCTATGATGAGTCCAACTAAGACCAGCCACACGGTTATCAATAGACACATGACTAGCCACCCAGCTCCAGTTAGCAAGGCTTTGATAAGCACACCCAGTCGCGTCCATTGCTTGTGCGTATTTTTCGCCATAACGTTTTTGCCCATAGTTTAATGCGTCACCAATTGCAAATTGAAATGCTGTTGTAAGTTGTTGTAGTGTAGCCATAAGGCGTAGCCACTGATCGTATTCAATATCGTGATTAAACTGTAGTCCTACATCAGTTACGCTAACTGCGTCGGGAATACTACCTATGTAAACTAATTCGTCACTCATTCTCTTTCCTTTATGGATACAAAAGGACCACGGTGTTGATGTCCGTGGCCCTTCATTTGGTAGTTGTACTCCGTTGAATATAGTTCGGAGCACAAAGATGTTACTCCTCGCTGTCGGTTGCTGTCAATGTTTTGACTGTGAAATTTTCAGTAGCTTCTGTCATGCTAAACAGATCTGGATACTGCTCAACAAGTGTAAGTTGGATTTCTTTTGGAATCTTGCTCTTGTATATCTTTGTTTCTAGTTTTATTGCATCAAGATTCAAAGGTATTACCATTGCTGCTTTTTCTTCGTCAATGATAGATAGCGTTGGGGTAGATGTGCGGAATGATACCTGACCCCATGGGCACTTCCATGTCTTAGCTTTACCAGTCAGTTGTGACTTAGCAAAGTTTGCAATCTGTGCACCATAACGTGCTTGCAACCAATTGACTTTGCGCTCTTTGTCTTTCACCATAGTTTTACATCGTTCAATAATTGATTGCGTAGCAAGTTGCTCTGCTTTTAATTCCGATTCATATTTTAGTAAACGTTGTAAAGCTAAAAGAACGTCATCCTCTGTTTTAAGTTCCTCGCCTAACCATCCATCAACTGGACCGGCATATTCGCCGGTCTCAATATCAAAGTAGCTATCACCAATGATGTCAAATTTACTTGTATCCATTTACTCTTCCTCTGCTAAAAATACTGACTCTGCTTCTTCTGGTGTATTGAATCCCATCAATACCTCCACCACTAACTTAAGATTCTCATCGCTAGTGTCGTTGTGTCCTGCCAGTTTAAAGAACACACGTTTCATGTCAGACGGAGTGATGTCTGATCCCCATATACGTTTGCACTCATATGCAAACTGCTTACCCGGTGTTAACTTAGCCTTTGTTGTTTGTGGTGTATCTACAATACGCATATCACCAGCTGGAGTAATAGGTTCTTCAAGCTCTTGCGCAAACAGCGTACCAAATCCACACAACGCAAGCGCACGACCAATAGCACCTGTCTCTGCTTTCTCACGATAATCAGCAAAGTGCTTTTCGTGTTCTGTTTTGTGCGCCTTAGCAATTAATCGCCCATTAACGTCAAGGATTTCTGCTGCAAATGTACAGTAGTCAGCACCCGAAAGATCGGGTACTGCATACGTGTTAATTGTCCAGTCAGGACATTCGTCTCTGAACCAAGCAATGCGAGCTGCTACTGGCAAGTACTGCTTACCTTTAAGGCTGATAAAGTGATCACGCGGATTAAACATCGTTTTTAAACCTTTCTGCTATTGCACGACGCATTGTCTTTGAATGGAGCATGTCATCGTGAGCATTGAATATATGCCCTCGGCAATTTACTTTTTTGAACATTGTTGAAAACCGTAGCAGTGTCTGTCCAACTACATCGTAGTTTGCCACATGACTTGCATCATTATTTTCAAGTAAAGTATCTAATAGATACTGTGGTTCCGTATCTGCGTATATAACGTTGTCTGCGTCACACAATGGCTCTCTACTATCTTTATGAACCATGTATATCCAGATCATCGTCTCATTTGGGTAGACCATCATTGTTGGATAACACGTTGGAAGAGTAATTGGTTTACCATTTACTCTGTTGAGTAACAGTGGTACATAATCAAGTTCTAGACATCTGTATTCTGTAGCCAACGACCAAGCATCTCTATCTATGATATTAAATAGCTCGCCATTTGGTAGGTTATCTAATTGCTGGGACGCATCCCATAAGTTACTCCAGCATGCAATGAATGACCAATCTTCATGGACTGATGACAGTATTGCGTCCTTATTATCCTTCTGCACTATGATCCATAGTTTGTCCTTATCTTCTGTGTTGAAATCAACATCGTGATTATCTAATGTGAATGGCCAATATACTTTTAAATCCATTTAAAGCTTTCAAGTTTTGATGTAAGTCCTAACATTTTATCTACTTCAATAACATTATTGATCACACATTCAAGTGATCTACATATAACTGTTAAATTGTCTGATGCATATTCTTGTTGCTCCTTTCTTACTGTCCCAGTTGCAGTCTTGAGTTCAATGCCGATGGCTATGTGCTTCCAATTTTTATGATGCACATATATATCTGGAGCACCTACAGTATTACCTTGCCAGCCACGAGCATATGTGTATTGATGACACTTGTCACACTTAACTTTGCCACGCGACTTTCCAATTTCTATGACTGTATATCCAGCTATAACTAATGTTGCTTTTACTTGTTGTTGAAGTATAGCCTCGGCATTTTTTCTCATTTGTTTTTCATGCTCCACCATACGACTAATAAAATCAGCGCATGGTAAATGATTGCGATGCATCCCGGAACGGGATTTTTCTTATCGCTTAACCTCATAGTGCAGATATGCCCATACTTCTTTCACATTTGTAATACGTAAACCTTTCTCAAAAAACAATATGCCAGACACCTTAAGTGCAATTTCTGCGGCTAACCCAGTTGGCGCACGTAAGATTATCTGTAAGATTTGTGGGTACATAAGGCAATGATGTAGTGCAGATCGTACATGCTGAGACATATCTCTGTATACATACTCAGCTTGTCTTTCGTAGTCATCACCAAACAACTTGAACTCTGCGTTTGCTGTACTTGATTGGATTACACCATCAGTAATCACACACTTTGTAACAAGTCGTTCTTTCCACAGTCCATTGATCAATTGAATGATGTGTTTACGACTCCATGTAGACCATGAGTTCGGTGACATCAATGCGTAAACAGATATTGTGCGAGAGCGTTTTTCCTGCACAGTTAGTTGTTGCCACAATTGATAAATAATCTTTGCGACAAATTGATTATTGACACAAACCCTGTGTGTTCCACCAGTCACGATGTAGCACACAGGATGATAGTTATTACGTTTACGTGTTGGCATTAAAACTTAGGATGTAATAAGCCCTTGTGTCGGGTGACACAATAACCACACTTCCACGGTGGAGTCCATTTACCAGACAAGAACTCATCTATTATTTCTGCAACAGTGACTCGTGTTAGAGTTGAGTCATCAAACATTTGTTTGTTTTTATCTGTTATCCACACAATGCGATCTTCATGCCAGAAGAGATTATCAATGGTGCGTATATCTTCAGCTGCTTCTGGACTACCATCCCATTCTTTAGGCATCCTAAACGTAACAATTTTGAGTCTCCACTGTGGCCACGATAACGAAACTACTCCATTCAATCCAATCAGTGGCTCTAACTTATCCCATCCATCTTTGTAATCACTATTCTTTTTCATGGCATCTAGCAAATTAATTAAATCTTGTAACATACGAACCTTTCAATTGTTAAAGTAATACTTGTATTGTACCGCAGATGTTAGTCACACATGCATTCTTCTTCCCATCCACCACATGCTTCACATGGTGTGAATCCCATAGCTTCTTTGTCATCGTCAGTAAGGTCTGTGTTTTGACGGTATACATCGTCAAAGTAACCATCTTGTCTAGACATAGTGCCAGCAAAGCACATGCCCGGTTCTGAGTAGTGCATGACAAAGTTAAGCTTGGGATACTTGGCACTCATAGTAATGAACCATGCACCCGGAGGTCCCCATGCTGTGTCAAAGTTGTAACGCGCTTCATTATCTTCGCAAACCAACTCATCACAATAGCAAGCATTCCATTTAGTACCCCAGTTAGTCATAGACCATGTGTACCAATTATTACCATCTTCCTCATCAGGCATTGGCACTGACCCGTTAAAGTCAACGCAGTTGCGGTCATGTTTATCCTTGCTTGTGTTTTCTGCCACCCATTTCTTTACGTCTTCTGGATTGTCACCAGATACTGTTAATGTGTTATCGCACCAATTAGGCATTTTGTTACTCCTTATCCGTAAACTAACTCACCAAAACATATCACTTGAGCAAGAGCATCAATGATGTCAAAGTCAATGTTTTCTGGGTGTACGAACCTTCTATCGCCAACAGACCAACATTCCTGCAGTTGTTCAAGTAGATCATTATTTGACATGTGGTGTGTGTCATATTCATCGTCAATTATTTCCAGCATCCAGCTGGTGTCAGTGCGATTAATTACTCGTATGTTGCGAACCCATTCTGCATGGGCAAGCATCTCTATAATGAAATCAATCCACCAATCAGTATTGATGGATTGAATAGTGAACGTCATATGTTCAGGTGTGTAATCATCTATCACGGTTTATCTCCTCTATTGCTTGTGTTAGTCGATCCCAGTTTGTACCAACGTGAGCATCAAACGTGTCGTGTAGTATTTCAACTACACCTTCCCATTTGTCCCAGTTGTCTGCTGCAGCTTGTGCAAGTTCTTCTCCAGTCTTATATCCATCATTATTGAGTTGCAACGCAAAGTCATACGGACCCCACGCTTCAACGTAAAACTGCGGGTATTTCTCCCGCAGCCATCGCAACTCATTCATAAAGTTGTTTTCGTCTTCGTCAATCTCATCTACTGTCATTGTGTTGTCCATCCTTCTGGTTCTGTAAGTTTGCATGCATAACCAAGGTCATGTCCGCTAAATATGTCATTCCATTCGCTAAAGTCACTGTCTACAATAAACTCCCATAGTGCCTCATTGAATTCTTCTACTGTTTCAGCTAGGTATGT